CAAAACGTCATTAATATTTCTACAAAAAATAATCTATCATCCTTTTACAATTATATATTTAAATAATGTTAATAGTCTGTCCTTCGGAACATCTTAATAATTTATCAGTAATAGCTTTATCTAAATCTGATTCTATATCTATATATTCATCTAGTTTTTTTATAGAAATAATAATGCCTATTGCTCCATATTCTTCTTCAGCAAGACGCAAAGTGCTATAAATATTTTTAGCAACATCTAGCACAGTTGTTCCTAAATTATAATATTTTAAACATTTATTAGAAAGTTCAATTAGAGAACTGTTTGCTCCAATAATTACCATCTGTTCTAAATCTTTTAGTGATATTGAATGGGTTGACAATATGTCTTCTATATATGCTGGTATTTTTGGTGCGTAGTGTCGAAAAAGTTGTCCGGGGCAATCCATAGGGAGTTCTTCTGTTGCATGTCTTTCATAGTATTCGAGTGTAAAAGAAATGCCGTTTGTTTGAAGAATGCGGGCTATTCGTTTTCCCCCAATAAATCCAGTTCTTAAAACGGTTATTTTGATAATTCCGGGTAATACTTCTTCTAATTTCATTACAGAAGATTCAATACCACATCTGTTTAATTTATTTTCGGAGTCCTCTATAATTGTTAGATTTTTTGTGGAGAAATCAGTTGCTACATGTTCTGGTGTATATGGAGAACAATGTCCTGATATATTAGCACTTGGTGCGGCGATTAAACATCCACATTCATTAATGAGTTTTAGGGCAATACTATCACACGGCATACGCACACCTACAAATTTTTTACCAGCTGTCACTTCAACTGGAACAATTTCTGATGCTCTGAGAACTAATGTTAATGGTCCTGGCCAACATTCTTTTTCAATAGCTAACATTGCTTTATGTTCTAGTGTGGTGAGCTGTGTTATATTTGCCAACTGTTCGATTTTTGAAAAATGTAAAATGACCGGATTGGTAGCGGGACGTCCTTTCCATTCAAAAATCATATGCACCGCATTGGGATTTAGAGCGTCTGCGCCTAAACCATAAACCGTTTCTGTTGGAAATGATACGAGTTCTCCTTTTTTAATTAGACGTCTACACCGACGTAATGTTCTTGAATTAAATTTATAAATTGTTGGCGCTTCCATTGTAAAATACTTTTATATTTTTTTATAATGTAAAATCAATTTTTATGTATATTACGCCATTGAACCAATATAATTATGGTATGGTAAATGCTAAATATTTCTTATTTATGGTGTAAGACATACATTTTCACCAGGTCTTCCTCCTGCCTTAACTCCGCAGAATAACCATGGATGTAAGCATAGTCCCTGGTTAGGTGGTGCCATAAAGTTCGCGGCTCTTCCAGTGCATAAATGTTCTAATCTATTTCCAAATATTGTAAGTAATCCTGAAACTATAAATAAAATAATAGAAACCACTACAAGTTTATTCATTATATAATATATGAATATAATATAATATTGTTATATTTATTATATAATATGTCACTAGAACAGCCTGTTAAAAAACGTCTTCATTTAATTTTACCTGGTGGAGGTGTAAATGGTGCATTTCAAGCAGGATTTTTATATAGATTAATCTTAGATTGTAGTAAATATATAGAAATAGACCGTATTGATGGTATAAGTGTAGGCGCATTAAATGGGTTATGTGTATTATTAGAAAATCCTGAATTGATAAAAAATATATGGTATTCAATTGAGCATCGAAATAATATTTTTGATAGTCATCCTTCAAATAAAGCACTCTGGAATAAAGGTAGTTTATATGATAGTAATGGATTACGTGAAATAGTAATGGTATATAAATCGTATATTAATCAAAATGATTTGTGTAAATTTAATTGTGTAGTCCATAATTCTAATAAACAATGTTATGAATATATTAATGGATTAGATGAAAATATATGGGATTTTGTCATCGCAAGTGCCAGTCCTCCAATGTTAAGTCCATATTCTAAAATAGGTGAACATTTTTATACAGATGGTGGATTAGATCAGGTTTATCCAAGTGATTATATTCAAGATGATGATACTATTTTAAATGTAGTTGTTGGTTATTACAATAATACTGATTATTATCTATTTAATTTGTATAAATATATGAAAAAATCAATGAATGATAATGTTAAAAAACTAAGTGAATTATTGAAAGATAATAAAATTATAGCTATAAATAATCCATGTCGTAATAATATTATTGATTTTAGAAGAGAAATTATAGAGGAGGCATTTCAATTGGGTGAAGATTCAGCTGTAAAATTTTATACAGAACACATAGTTATATAAAAGTAAAATAAATGATATAGATATATCAATAAATGGGAAAAAATAAAAAGGGTAGTTTAACAAATGTATCAACTGTTCATGAAACAGTTATTTTAGAAAATGATGTAAAACCTATTGAAAAATTATTAGATAGTGGTTCAAATATACCATCTGAATTAGATACAGTAGTAACGACTGAAAATGTTGTTGAAGTATTAGTAACTGAAAATGTTGGTGAAGTATTAGTAACTGAAAATGTTGTAGAAGTAACGGCGACTGAAAATGTTGTAGAAGTAACGGCGACTGAAAATGTTGGTGAAGTAACGGTGACTGAAAATGTTGGTGAAGTATTAGTAACTGAAAATGTTGTCGAAGTAACGGTGACTGAAAATGTTGGCGAAGTAACGGTGACTGAAAATCCTTTAATAGAAATTGGTATAAATTCTGTAGAAAAAAAAGATGAGCTCGAAGTTGATGGTGTTAATAAAAGTTGTAATCGTCGTCTATGTTCTATGTTGTAAATTTATTTACTAATATTTACTAATATTTGTTTTATTTTTTTGTAATTTTTATAGAAATAATATATTAAAATTAATAGTATAAAATATTTATATTTTTTTGTAATAAACATCCAAATATAATTATTGTGTTTTTTTTCTTTTTTTATCGATGCCAAAAAATCGAGCATTTGTTGAAATTCTTCTTTTAAAAATGCGCGATTATTATCCATAATTATAAATGTTTATATGTATAAAAAATTGTACATAATTCAATTTTTTTATAAATTTAAATATAAATGTATTATGTAACATATAGTTAATAATGAGTTTATTTCAAATAAATTTTACAGAATATGATCATGATTTTTGCGAAGCATCAATTTATAATAATGGTGCTGAATATGTAAATTCAATAAGTGCTTTATTTATTAGTTTTATAGGATTATTTGGACTATATTATAATTCGTATCATTCTGTCAATATTGATATGTTATATTATACCTTAATTATTAATGGTATAGCTTCATGTATATATCATCATACTCATTATATTGGGTGGGGTTTACTAGATAGATATTCTATGATATATATATCAACATATTGCTATAATATTTTCTTAGAACTATTAATTACAAAAAAAAGATTTATATTTCACATACTACAGTTTAGTATTGTAATTTACTTAACTATTTTAAGCGCTATTACTGGACTACATAATGAATTATTATTCAATAATTTATTTGGTTTTTTTTTATTTAGTATTCTAATTTTTATTGTAACATGTAGTATTATGTATACAAATGTTCCTCAAGTCATAATTAATTATAGTTATAAGGGTTTACTATACATTACTCTTGCTGGCGTAAGTTGGATTATTACAGAAAATCTGTGTTCAGATTATGTTATTATGAAGTATTTATATGGACATTTTATATGGCATGTTGGTGTGTCATTAGGAGGGTACTATATATCTTTATTACCTATATATATTAATAAAATGAATAATTATAAATTAAATAATATTAGTATAGCATACAAATATAAAATTCCATATATTTCAGAATAAAATAATTTTGATATATTAATTTCTTCCCAAAAAATAGATAAATCTAGTAAAATCTGGTAAAACATGTAGTAATACAGCTGTAACATTATTAAAGATGCCATCATTTCCTGTTACCATAAACCTTATCACACCAGGAACACTTATACTTGTATTTTGTTCGTTATTATATAGCCCGTTAAATTGAATTTGACCAACTTTTTCTTTATTATATACTAAGGGGGCATCATTCCATGATGTTATATTAAATGTTTCATTAACAAAATTCACTGCACTAGATTTATCATTTACGACAAAAGTTTGAAAATTTAGTAGGTTAAATCCTTCCGGATTAATAGAAATAGGACTAGGTACGGTAAACATAGTAGCATTAATATTATTTATGGGTTGTAAATTACCTCTTGCTCTATCAAAAGTACCTGTAAATAATACTCTTTCGCCTGGTAATACTTGTTTTGATACATTATCTGGAACTACAATTGGTTGAGACATTTTTTTATATCATATATAAATATTTAAATATTATTCCTTAAAATTAAAAAAAAAAAAAAATTTTAAAAAAAAAATGGTATATTTAATTAAGTATCACTGACTATTTCAACTAAAATATATATATATATTTTCACTATTTGACAATAATTAATTATTTTACTAAATAGTTTCAAATCTAAAAAAATTTGATTGATATTTCGGCGTTGTATAAGTGTCAGTGAAAGCAAACAAGGAATACGAAATGGCAACTAATACGGAAAACACTAATACTATCGGGGCTGGTTCCCAGGCGCCCAATGGACATACCTGGGCTGATACTGACGTTGAGACCCGGTCTCCTCCTCCTCCTCCCCGTGGAGCTCAATCGGACAATGAAGACAATCATTCAGCAGCAAGACCCTCATTTGGACAACATGGAGCTGTTCCAGTTGACATTGACCCGGATGCTCAAGTTTTGGCTGAGGCATTCTACGCGCGCTACAAGAGCGCATGCCACGGAATTACGCGTCGCATTGAGTTGAACCGCTTGTATGATGACACTTTTGACAGCTGGGTTCCTCACGAGAATGGCACTTCCCAACGTCCAGTTGATTTCAGCAAGGTGTTGTTCGCAATGGTTCATCACATGAGGGTTCTACGCGTTGTGGATGGAGGTCGACAACTTGTGTGGAAGGTTTTCAACAAGCGTCCGCACCAAGGCAGAGATGAGCATCCTGAGCGCCGAGACCAGCATCCTGAGCGCCGTGACCAGCACCATGAGCGCCGTGACCAGCATCATGAGCATCCTGAGCGCCGTGAGCGCCGTGAAT